AGAACTTAGGTATAAGTATTACAACTCAAAAGAGAATAGCTGGAGTCCCAGCTTTGTGATTCCTCCGCAGATGAAGCAGGCATTTGCCTCGTCACTGGGATGGTGTGGCAAGGCGGTAGATGCGATGGTCACAAGGATGATCTATGACGGCGTTGATAACGATATGTTCAATATTGCGGACGTATTTAGGCTCAACAACCCGTCAATGTTCTTCAGGTCAGGCATTCAGTCTGCGCTTGTAGGCGCTTGTGCTTTTGTGTACATAAGTCCTGATGAGGATGGGTACCCTCGTTTGCAGGTCATTGATGCGGCACACGCTACCGGCAGACTTAACCCTATTACGGGATTCCTGTATGAAGGGTATGCGGTTTTGGATGCAGACGAAAATGGCACTCCAACTATGGAAGCATACTTTACGCCAAGGGAGACACAGTTTATTCATGATGGGATTATTGAGACTTGGTCTAACGATACTGGCTACACAATGCTTGTACCTATCATTTATAGACCTGATGCAGAGCGACCATTTGGTCATTCAAGAATATCTAGATCCTGCATGAGACTCCAGGAAGAGGCGAAAGACACGCTTACAAGAACAGATGTGACAGCAGAGTTCTATAGTTTTCCGCAGAAATATATTGTTGGCCTGGCACAAGATGCCGACCCATTGGATAAATGGAAGGCCACAATGTCCAGTCTGTTACAGTTTACCAAGGATGATGACGGAGACAAGCCGAGCCTCGGACAGTTCACACAAGCATCAATGCAACCACATTTAGACCAGATGAAGCAGATTGCCGCATTGTTTGCCGGAGAAACGGGACTAACACTTGATGACCTTGGCTTTGTTTCGGCAGCGCCGACAAGTTCGCAAGCCATTGAATCCTCTCACGAAACACTTGTAAGGACTATCGAGGATGCGATGGTTACATTTGGGTCCGGATTCCTTAACGCTGGATTTGTAGCGGCGTGTCTACGTGATGGAATGGATTATAAGCGGCAGGCCCTCTATGATTCTAAAATCATCTGGAAACCAATCGTTAAGGCTGATGCCACAACACTCTCAGCGCTCGGAGACGGTGCGATTAAGATTAACCAAGCAATCCCAGGGTACTTCGATAAGGATGCGCTGGAGAGGCTCACAGGCGTTAAGGCGGCTACAGTATGACAGATATTGCTCCGGAGTTAATCAATGGAATAACAGAGACCTTCAATGAGTTAATTGCCAAGAGCGCCAAGTATGCGAAATTGCAGGAAATGGCGTTTAAAGGCACTGCGACTTATGCAGATGCCCATAACTTGGCAATCGAGCTTGGGGATGCAATGGTCAAGGCTTATAAGCTTAAACTATCATCAGATGTTTTACCTGACGGCAGAATGTACTACAACATCGCAGAACGGCTTTTGAACCAGACCCTACGGATTCCACAGGCAGACCTCTCTGCGTACTGTGAGGGCGTACAGACGGCCTTAAACGAGGCGGCAGGAATCGGAATGAAAGCGGCAGTGCCGGAAACGAATCAAGACAGAATTGATGGCATTGTACAGAGGCTTGCAGACGAAGAGAACTTCGACAAGATAGACTGGATTCTTGATGACCCTATTAAGAACCTGCTACAGTCGGAGGTTGATGATTTTGTTAAGGCCAATGCAGACATTCAGTACAAGGCAGGAATGAGGCCCAAAATAGTCAGGACTCTTTCTGGACGAGCTTGCAAATGGTGCCGCAACCTTGCTGGGGAATATGATTATCCCGTTAGCAATGAGGATGTATACCGTAGGCATGAAAATTGCAGATGTACCGTCACATACATTCCAAGCAAAGGAAAAAAGCAGAATGTATGGACTAAAATCCAATATTAATATACAAGCTATAAAGTTGTCTTTATATTGGACTAAAGACAATTGAAATAAGACTGCTTTGCGCTTATATTGGCATCAATTCAATAAGGAGGCATCGAAAATGAAATGCGATATGAGCGAAATAAGTAGAGAAAAGTTTAAAAAAATAGTTAGGGAAAAAAGGACAACGCAAAAAACAATTTTTAAAAAAATTTGTATTAGTGAATCGTATGCAAATAAGTGCTTAAAAAAGGGACAGATTGCAACTAAAACAATAATATCATTAGCAAGAGAATTAGGAGTAGATATTGACACCTTGAGGTGCTGATATAGAAGGGAGAATGCTATGACTAGAATTGGTCGGCAGGACCCCACAATAACCGTTGTTTTACCTTATAAAAAGACAAAGGGCGGTGATGCTGTAGATCTGTACTCCAAGACCGGGAGAACAGCACAAGAATGGCAAAAAAAACAAGTTAATAACATCATGGCAATCAATAAGGATGGCCTATGGGTGCATACCAAATATGGTTATACGGTTCCAAGGCGAAATGGCAAGACTGAAATAGTTCTCATTAGGGAATTATATGCCTTGCTAAACGGTGAAAAGGTTCTTCATACCGCTCATCGAGTCACAACAAGCAGTAAAACGGCGGCAAGATTAGCTTCGTTCCTTAAGGATAAGGGTTATAAGGAAGTTTTGAGGCCGCAGATGGGAGTTGTATACCATAACTCTTATTGCTATGCAAAACAAACGGGCCAAGAGCGAATAGCGTTCCTTGACGAAGGCGGAGGAGAGGTCAATTTCCGTACAAGGACATCTGTTGGTGGCCTTGGAGAAGGATATGACCTGCTTGTGATTGATGAGGCGCAGGAATACACTACTGACCAGCAAAACACCTTGCAGTTTGTGGTATCTGACAGTAATAATCCGCAGATAATAATGCTTGGCACTCCCCCTACGGCAGTCTCAAAAGGGACGGTTTTCACGGATTTTAGAGGGCAGTGCCTCAAGGGCGAAACCGAGGATGCTGGGTGGGCCGAATGGTCGGTTGAGAACAAAGTCGATGTTAACGATGTCGAAAAGTGGTATGAGTGCAATCCGGCAATGGGTTACCAGCTGAACGAGCGCAAGATTCGGGCAGAAGACAAGACGGATTTTGTTGATTACAACATCCAAAGGTTCGGATGGTGGGCAACTTACAATCAGCAATCGGATATCAACATTGATGAATGGTCCGCACTGACAGTCGAATCAGCAGAATTGACGGGCAAGAGGTTCATTGGCATTAAGTTCTCTAAAGAGGGTAGCACAGTTTCAATGAGCGCTTGCAGCCGATGTTCAGATGAATCTATCTTCGGGGAAGTCCTGGGTAGCAAGTCAATGCGTGAAGGTACCGAATGGATGGTGAGCCTAATCATAAAGAACTCCGATAAGATTCAGTCAGTAGTGATTGACGGAGCCAATGGGCAGAACTTGTTGGCCAAGGACCTCAAGGATTCCGGGGTAAAGACAAAGGTCATTCTTCCGAAAGTCAAAGATGTTATTGATGCAAACGCAGCATTTGAGAATGCAATTACGCAGCAGAAGTTCAAACACCTATATGATTTTGAGCTAAATGAAGTTGCAACGAATTGCAGTAAACGAGCCATAGGAACTAATGGCGGATTCGGTTACAAGTCAATCAAGGATGGCTGCGACATTACATTATTGGACAGCATGATACTTGCACACTGGTCATGTGCAGAGAGTAAGGAAATTAAAAAGCAACGAGTCAGTTATTAAGAAGGCGAGCGCAATGCTTGCTTTTTTAATACATAAATTACGTCACACAAACGGTTAATTGTGGGAAAGGAAAATCGAATATGGCAGATAATTTCAAAGTTATCGAAACACAGGAACAGCTTGATGCAATCATTGGAGAGCGCCTATCAAGAGAGCGGAGCAAGTTTGAGGACAAATTTAAAGATTATATATCTCCTGATCAACTTGCAGACAAAACAAAGGAGCTTACAGACCAGATTGCTGGTTTAACAGGTCAGCTCAATGATGCAGATGGCAAGTACAAAGATTATGAAAGTAAACTAGCGGAAAGAGATGCAACAATCAAGAAATACGAGACCGACTCGGTAAAAACGAGATGCTTGGTTGCGGCTGGCTTATCGACAGATTTCATTGGCAGAGTCCAAGGGGAGACTGAAGAGGACATCCAGAAGGATGTTGAGGCGCTCAAGGGCCTTGTGGGAAATCGTCAGGCACCTCCGCTTAAACAGCCGGATCTTCCTCCTGAGAACGGAGTAGTTGCGGCATTCAAAAAAATAAACCCAAATATTACAATTTAAGGAGACAAAAACATGTCACAGTTAGTAGCAACAGATAGTTATGAGAAAATCGTTGATGCGAAGCTTCGTGCAGAGTCAGTCTTTGCAAAGCTTTTCAACACAAAGCATGATGGCAACCCAGTAGCAGGAGCAGTTAAGATTCCTGTAAGGGCAGAGGCAACAGTAGGTACATACAACATCGCAAATGGCGGCACACTTACAAATCCTACAACTTCATATACCGCAATGGTATGCGATAAGGATAAGTATGTTAACGAGCTTATCGATGGTTTCGTAGCAGCAGCAGTTTCTGACAACATGGTAGCAGAGAGAATTGATTCAGCAGGGTTTGCTCTTGCAAACGATGTGGACGTAGCTCTTGGCGCACTTTGCAAGGATTCTGGCACAGTTCTTTCAAACACAACAGCTCTTACCACATCAACAGTTTATGATGCAATCATTGATGCTGTTCAGCAGGCAAAGACTGCAAAGGCTCACGCAAGAGATATGTGGATTGTAGTTGACACTATAACTTACGGACTTCTTCTTAAGTGCGATGAGTTCATTGGAGCAGCAGCATCAACAGCAGACCTTGGCGCTGGATACGTTGGCAAGCTTGGTGGAATCCCTGTATATGAGTCAGTAAATATGCCATCAAATACAGAGTTCATCGTAGGCAACAACGTATGGTGTCATTATGTTGCAGAGTGGATGGTTAAGCCAGCAGTTAAGGACCTTGCTGACGGCGCACACATCGGTTCTTCAGCAGTTCAGGGCCGTCTTGTTAGCGGTTACACAATCACACAGGCTACAACAGTTGTAGTCAAAACAAAAAACTGATTCAGGGCTTATCGGGGCTGACGATAGGCTCGTTGACCTTGTCTCCTGAGTTTGATAGCTCAGTACAGACATATACAGCCACAACAACAAATGCTTCTAACAAGGTTACAGCAACAGTAGCTGAGGAACAGGATGAAGTTGAAATCAAGCTCAATGGCACAGAAATCGAAAACGAATCATATGCAAGTTGGGTAGAGGGCAGCAACACCTTAACGATTAAGGTTATTGAAGGCTCTAATGATAAGACTTATACCGTTACAGTTACAAAGACCACAGAACCTTAAGAATAATCCATAGGGGCGGTCTTAATCGGCTGCCCTTTTATGAGGTAGATCATGAATTACGCAACTGTTCAAGACATAACAACTCTATACAGAACGCTCACAGCAGCGGAGCAGACAAAGGCAACGGCCTACATACCGATTATCTCATCGGCATTGCGTGAAGAAGCAAAGAAAGTCGGAAGAGATCTTGAGGGAATGATTCTTGATGATCCGGACCTTCTCAATGTGGCCAAAGAGATTACGGTAAGAGCAGTTGTCAGTGTTTTAAGCACAAATATAAGCACAGAATCAGGCGGAGACATATCGCAGTTCTCGCAGTCGGCACTTGGCTATTCCATCAGCGGAACTTATGCTAATCCGGGCGGAGGTATCTATTTCAAGACATCAGAACTGAAACGGCTCGGCCTAAAAAAACAGAGATACGGAGCAATAGAGCTTTATGGAAATTAAAGGCATTGCAGTCACTCTTTACACAACTGCTCAAAACGGTGTTGATGAGTTCAACAATCCTGTTGAGGTGGAAACCGCAGTTACTGTGAACAATGTGTTGGTTGGAGAACCTTCGGCTGATGACATTGTCAATTCAACAGAACTGTATGGCAAAAAGATTGTATATACGCTTGCAATTCCAAAGGGTGATGCTAACAATTGGGAGAACAAGAAGGTCGCTTTCTTCGGAGCGACTTTTCACACTTTTGGCAGCGTTACCCAGGGCATAGAATCAATGATTCCTGGCTCTTGGAATAAAAAAGTAAAGGTCGAGAAATATGGGTAATCTCAAAGTATGGGTGCCGCCTGCGTGGGCGAACGAACTTCGACATGATCCGATTATTGAGGCGGCTGTCAAGGAAGTGGCAGACGGAATTGCCGCAAAAGCCGGAGACGGTTTTGAAGTGGTTCGGGGTAGCAACGCATCAAGGGTTAACTATAAAGTCACGGCAGCTACGTCCGAAGCGTATTATCGCAATCTACAGGAAAATACACTTTTAAAGGCAATGGGATGATCGAGAAGATAGTATTGGATTATTTAACAACGAAATTAACACCGACAGCGGTAGTTATGGAAGAGCCTAAATCTTCTGTTGCAAAATTTGTGCTTATAGAGAAAACCGGTGGAGGAGAAAAGGACCACATTGAGTCCGCAACTCTTGCCATTAAGTCATATGACAGTACCTTGTATAAGGCAGCTAGTTTAAACGAATCTGTAAAAACAGCAATGAAGGATATCGTGGAATTATCTACGGTATTCGGTTGCAAACTGAATGCAGATTATAATTTCACTGACACTACTGAAAAGCGATACCGTTATCAGGCAGTGTTCGACATTTATTACTAAGGAGATAGAGAAAGATGGCAACTGCATCAAATGTATCTACAGGCAAAGCAAAAGTCGGGGGAGCGGTATACGTGGCACCAAAGGGAACTTCGCTTCCTACAGATGCTTCAACTGCTTTAGCATCAGATTATAAGGGACTTGGATATGTGTCTGAGGACGGCCTTACAACCACAAAGACACTTAACTCCGGCAAGATAAAGGCGTGGGGTGGTGATTCCGTCCTTAATTACCAGGAGGGCGTTGAATACGCCGCTAAATTCAAACTTCTTGAAGCACTGAATCTCGATGTGCTTAAAACTGTTTATGGCGCATCTAATATTACTGGAACAACACTCGCAACTGGTATTGAGATTGATGTTACTGCCGATGAGCCTACAGAATATGTATGGGTCTTCGAGATAGTAATGAGAGGTGGAATAGCAAAGAGAATAGTTATTCCTTGCGCTTCAATTACAGAACTTGGTGACATTGTTTACAAAGATAATGAAGCTGTTGGTTATGACATCACGCTTGGCGCAGTAGTTACAAGTGGCAGCTTCAGCATCGAGTATATCAAGTCATAATTTAAGGGAGAAGAAGGATGAAGGGAAAGACGGCTAGTGGGTTCAAATACGATATTGATGTTGAAAGATTGAAAGAGTGGGATTTTATCGACCTTA